TTCGAACCATCTCCAGTGGATTTGGCCCATCCGCCAACATGATCTGCTAGGCAAGTTAATGTACCACTATTGAGGACTTCCTTTGTCCAGTCGTCAGTGTCGTCAATATCAACGCCAGTGAAGTCGTCATATTTGAAGACATAATCTGGATTAACTTGAAGGGGGAGATTTTTGAACCATGATCCTAAAGCACTGGCGTCACTACCGTGACCGCTGTACATAAGGGGGCCGGAAAAACGAGTCGTACCCATAACGAGATTCCTTCCTTACAAAGGTTTCGCCCTAGAGTCTTGTAAGCGTCTGCTGGGACAGTCGCTAGGGCTATTAACTCCCAGAGAAACGGGGAGAGGATAAACCTCTCCCCTTGCTCAATCTTTACGCACCTGGTGAACCAAACACGCAACGTGGATCAGAGTAACCGTAGCTATAACGCTCACGGGCTTTGAACCTTACGTTACCTGTATCGAAATCACCTTCCATCTTCGTGGACATCGGCATACGCTCAAAGTGGATAAACCCACGAGGAGCATCGGTTTTAATAAACCATGCGTCCGTATCCGTCAGATAATGATTAACGACATACCCCTGCGGAAGCATACCCATGTTCCGCGTAGCATTAATGTCGTTATCAGCTGTACCAGGACGAAGAGTTGATTCGAGCAACCGATCTGCAACGAATTGCAGTGCCGGCGGAACAATCAGTTTCTCGCCACGAACCGAAACCTTCAGGCCGCGCTCATCGACAAAAGCTGCAATGTCAATAAGAGCATTCTCAAGGCTGGTTTCGTTAAGGTCAGCCGCAGTGCTGGGCTCGTTACGAAGATCATTGTTATTAACAAGTGGATGATCCGTCGCACAAAGCTCTTTGCCATCACCGCCGGTAAACGAACTATCAAAAGCATTGTTCAGCGTAGCTGCACCCTTCACCTGTTTGGTGTTGGCCATACTACGTGCCAAAGCTTTCGTATAACGCGAAGCCAGACGGTCATAAAGATTATCCTCGATTGCTTCTTCCGTGATGGAGAAAGCAAGCGCGATAGTCTCATGCGTGTACCTTGCGGTATACGCTTCCTGGGCATCATCAAACGAGATTGCTGAACCTTCAGCCTTTACGGGCGCAGACCCGAAACCTGAAAGCATGACCTCCTCTTCAAAGGCTCTCTCTGAAGATTCTGTATCATACACTTCAGCAGATTCGTCATCATATCTGGCATACTCAAGACCAAAAAGGGCATTGAGGCCAGGCTCTAGCTCTTTAGCTAGTTGTGCTCTACTTATAGCCATTTTTCAAACCCTCCTACACGCCAGTGGTTGAAGGTGTACCAGCTGCAATAGCGCCATTGTTGCTATTGAAGTGGTTGTTCAACCGTACAATTGCCCCGATACCAGCAGCTGAAAAATCAGCATTTTCTGGGTCATCTAACCAACCAACAATACGCATTTGCAGAGCAGCCGTGGTAGCAATCGTACTGATCGCGAGGCGACCTAACGAAACACCAGTAGCGTCTGTTCCTGTGATAGCGGTTGAGAAGTTGGCGTTTGCAAAGACCGCGGCACGCGCCGTAGCTTTGCTCGTCCATGTCGCATCCGTTGCAATAACATAAAGCTGCATTGGATCGTCACTGACAAACGCTTTTACCGGGTGATTGGAATCTGCCCCGGAACCGGGCCAGTAATTACTCCAGACAGTTTTTCCAGTGGTACTCGACACATACTCACAACCCTGAAATACGCCCAGCATACCAACTGTTCCACCAGCCGCGGCGCCAGGAGCGTCGATATAGCCAGTAGCAAGCGGAATCACGGGTTCGCCATGATACAGCTTATTGGTATTACCGTTTGCAATTTCATACGCTGAGTATTGGGTCATACCAGTGGAATTAGAGGCCCCGCCCTGTTTGCTCAAGGGACGAAGGCCAAAGCTTCCATTAGAATTAGCCATCTACTATTTCTCCTAGTCCTCGCTCTGAGGACCTCCAAAAGTTACACGAGATTGCCTATCAGGTTTACTGATGGGCATCGCTGGATGTTGTTCACGAGCTAAGTCGTTATCGACAGCGGTCATTTGATTCTGAGTCATGCCACGATAGTAACTATTGCGTTCTTCAGCAATCTCAACCGGAACCCTCGCTAGAAGAAGACCACCAACACCAATTACACCAGCATGTTTTCCATCATCGACAGTCGGGATATCAAAGTCTGGGTATTCTTCACCACGTACCAGTTCGTATCCCTCGCGGGATCGTGCTGCTACGTTCTTACGGTCATCGAAACCCATAACTTCTGCCCGTATCCACCGATGTTTATAACCTTCCGGTGCAGGTGGTGCGTCCAACATGGACGGTGGCTTCCAAGGTTCTCTGCGTGCTTGGGTTGCACGGGTCTGATTTGCCCTAGGCGTTCTCGTAGACTTTTGGCGAGTTGTGTTCTCAGTACTCATGATTAATCCCTCACATATTTAGCGTATTCTTCAAGGGGTACATTTAACCTCTTTGCAATCGCAACTTGAGAGGGCGTTAATCGCACAGTTTTTCGTCCACTTCTATTGCGGGACGCAGAAGCCTCGGCTGACGCAACCTTTCGGCTTCCCCCGTTGCTTCTAGACCTAGAATCGAATTTATGAGGAAACTCGGTTCTTAGTCTAGTATCCAATTCAGCATAGTATTCATTTGATTGAGGGTCAAACCCCTCATCTTCTACAAGCCGTCTATGAATGCCAAAAGCACCATATGTCATAACTTCATCATCTCCAAACCAGGAGTTTTTAGAAGCCCATTCCTCTGCTTTAGGATCTGGAGGGGTCGGGGCTGAAGCGGGAGCAGGGGCTGGAGACGAAGCCACTGCTGGTGTTCCTGCCACAGGAACTTCTTGTTCCTTTGTGGGAATTTCAGCGCGAACCGCCTTTAAAGTGCCTTTTTCTACGCTCAAATTAGCTAAAGCTTCTTGAGCATCAACAATCTTATCAACATCTCCTGTTTCATGAGCCTGCTTCAATATTTCCTTGGCGGAAGCGATTTCCTTGGTAACACGACTTTCAAACTGCTCTTGGTATCCCTGATCTAGGGAATTGATGCGGGTTTTAAGATTGTCGTTCTCTTTTCTGACATTTTCAGCGTACTCAATAGCGGTTTGTTTCTGCCGCTCTTCTTCTCGAAAACGCTTGGTCAGATTGTTAATTCGGGTTTTAACCCCAGAACTATAATCCTCAAGCTCTTCTTCCGATGAAACNTCNACCTTTTTAGGNTCCTCTTCTTCGGAAAGATTTACATCTACCGCTTCTTCTTCGGNATCACCGATATCAATTTTAGTTTCTTCAGGCATGGGTAATCTCCATGATTTCCTTCTTCTTTCTATACATGCTTGATGTCATCAGGTTCAAGGATCGTTGCAATGACCTCATCATCATTGATGATGCGTACTTCACCACCCTCAATTTTAAATCGAGCGCCGGCATAGCGGCCAATACAAACCCAATCCCCTTCCTTACACCAAGGTTGCCCGTCTGGGCCAAATTTAGTGGAATCTTCGTATGAAAGAGGGCCTACCCTCAAAACATACGCTACCACAGTGGAAAGTGCCTCTCTGTCACGAACAGAATCAGGGATATGTACGCCACCGTCTGAGGTGGCTTTGCCCATATAGGGCATTACAAGGAGCCGCCATCCTGTAGGCTGGGGCAATCTTTCTTTCAGGTTTTTAGAAACAAGAGACGGATCGAGAACCTTCTCGTTCTTGTTTATATATGCAGATGATAAAACAGCTTCTTTCTTCTTTTTTTGCGAATCCAGAACATGATCTGGAACGTATAAAGTATTCGTCATTCGTCCTCCGAAGATTGCAGGATATCTTTGATTTCCTGTTCCGCAAATTCTAACCCGGTCAATTCTCCCGTTAGTTGCCTATAAGCTTCCATATCTTTAGGACTTCCGTGGAGAATAGCGTCCTGAGTAAGTGTTATACGGCCCTGTATAGCCTTTAATACAGAATATGCAAAGGTTGTTGGGTCAGCCATATATTAAAAAGTTCCCGCAAATTTCTTACCTTTGACCGCACCACCAGCGGAATACTTGACGGGACCACGTTCTCCAAGAGTCAAGCCCCCCTGCCTGTAGCCCAGTTCATCGATAACAACACCGCCCATATTCTTTCCCGTTTTGTCTTGAGCCTCTCTAACCTCTGCGGCCTCTCTATAATACTGCTCTTGGTCTATAGGCTTACTTGGAACGACAACCCAATATGGTTCATCCGTATTGGGATCTGTCATTTTCATAGGAACTGCGGTGGCTCCAGTTGCATCGTCAAACGTATCTGCATACTTTTGAGCATCGGAGAGGGTTTTGTATTTTGTGCCGGCTCCCATCAGAAAACCCTCGTGTTCTTGGCGATACCGCCATCGTTGCGATTAATATACTGGTCTATTAGTCGCGCACGATCCGCATCAGAAATTGTTCTACCCATCAGAAAGTCCCCTTTCCGTCATTGTTGTTGAAGTAACGACCGCGGACCTGGGACTCAGTGCCTTGGATCAACTCTTCCGTGCCACCCTTGAGTTTTTCCCGGCCATATTCGACAGGAACATCCTCGCTACCATAAGTGACATTGTAAACATGGCCACCATGCATATAGCTGGCCCAGTTGTTAATCTTCTTTGCTCTAGCCATCAGACCACCTGCTTCCTTTTTAGAAATATCCATTTGATCAGACATCTGATCCACTATTTTCTTAGGCATATTATTTCCCGCCTCTTGTATGCTTCTTGGCCAAATAAGCTTTGTACGATCTTTTGGCCGCTTTTAAAGTTTTATATACAGCACCACCAAATGTCCATCCGCCCTTTACCTTACGAATAGGCATTAATACACCTTTGTCTTCACACTTCCACCGTCATGAAATAAAGAAGCTACATCGTAACCGCTAGAAGATTTTTTTCCTTCTTTCATAGATTGTTTCAAAATTGCTTCTATATACCTTTCGGTAGCGTCCACATCAGGATTTCTTATTTTAGGGACTCCGCTCCGAGTAAGATGCACTTTTCCAAGTTTAGCCATTAGAATACCCTCGTTTTCTTGGCCATACCACCATCGTTACGCCTAAGATCTTTAGTTACAGACCCACCTTCTTCATACCCCCATACCTCTTTTCGCGCTTTTCTTCGGGCGCGGCCTACTTCTTTGGTTGCCTTACCAACTGGAAGGACCTTTGAAAGAAATTTGTCCACATGATCAAAACCTTTACGAAAATATTTGTTAACTGTGTCTACTCCATAAGGTTTCGTATACGACGGTCGATTTTTTTCTGCCGTATATAGCTTTTTGTGACGTTCATAGGTTTCTTTACCAAGCCTTGTTTGAAGTTCTTGTTCTTCCAGAGTGCTTCCCATTACAATTTACTCCCTGCTTTGGCTTGTTGTTCCATCCGCTCTCGGTTAACTTCCGCACGTAACAGCGCAATGTCTTCCTGGGAATCGATCTTGTCGCGTACAAGTTCCTGACGTTCGCCTTCCTTCTGCTCCTCAAAGCTCTGCTTGACCGCGAACTCTTCGGCCTTGCGCTGCACGTCAGCGGCCTTGATGTCCAGTTCCTTGGAACGAAGATGAACGAGAGGATCAACCTCACCTTCTGGCGGTGGCATCAGGGCGCCCATGATTTCTTCGGTGTATTGGGCGATGAACTCCGCGACCCGTGCTTCAAGATCAACCTGCGGCGGTTGCTGGCCCATCTGCTCGGCCTGTTGCATTGCCTGTTGCATTTCCGCATCAGCAACACCCCTGGCCTTAAACGCAATGTGTTCACATAGATGCGCCTGAAGCAAAGCGAATACAGGGGGAGAAGACGCCGGAATCGGAGTCTTCATGAAAAAGATGTGGGTGGCTATGTGAGCGTCATGATCCTGGGTTGGGAAGGCCTGCAACATCTCCTGAATAATGGATTTGGCGTTCTCGATAGCCGGATCAGTGGGCTGTGGTGGTTGTGGGGTCGGCAACAGGGCTTCAATGTTATGCACACCTATTGCCTCATAAATACGACGATAGGCTTCATACAGATTATGCATCTGAGGATTGCTTTGAGCGAGTTGAAGCTGCGTTTGTGCCAAAGCCAGACGCTGGGACATCGAGAAAATATTGGGATCCGAAACAGGGATAACATCTATACGTTCGTCAAAGTCCGTCTGCTTAACAGTAGCTTCCGCCCCATACACGTTATATGGATACATCGGAGGGAGTGATTCAGCGAACACACGACTCAGCATCCTGAATTCTTGTTTCTGTGCATAATGCAGTCTTTTGTGTATGGCTGACATCACCTTGGAACCGCGCTCAAGAAGAGCAACAGTTGTACCTACCGCAGCTTGCTGATTTCCATCTCCCACCTGCATATCAGTAATAGCGGCGAATCTACGACCAGCATCCACCACAAAGCCCAAAAGGGCCATCAGGGTCTGGCTCGGTTCCTTGTAAGGGAGCGGCAAAATACTTTCCCGCAAAGCACCTCCAGGGACATCAATATCGCGAAATTCACCAGGAGACAAAGGCTCATCAGGATCACGAATACGGATACCGCGAGCTTTAAAGCCCGCGGGAAGATTAGCAAGTGTCCCAGCATCTATAAGTTGTCGCAGAA